TTATATTCCACATCAAATAACGTGTTATAATACCTTGTTTGCCAACCCTTTGAATTAGGGTTAATATAGATTTCTCCCTCACGATGAATGCTAGGAAGATAATTCAGTTTCATTTGAATTTCATCGTCAGTTCCTGTAGGGAAACGTCGCTTTTCATGCTTATTTCTCAAAGAATGTTCGTATTTCAAATAATTTTCTTCTTCTGAGGATAATATTTGCATAAATGCTCGGAAATTTTTCCATTCTATGGAACCCTTCTCGTCAATGATAAATTTCTTATCTGCGTGAAATTTTTTGTATATTTCAAGTAAAATATCAATACCATTTGTGCGAATATTAATACTCGGATTGTGAGGAATAAAATCATTGCCAAGCATAAAGCATATAAATATATAATCTGTCATAACCCTAGTTTTATTTTCACAGGTGGGCTGATTATTTGTCATACCGCTCGCAATTCTGTCACACAAATCATTTATCGAAATGAGATATAGTTCAGCTGGATTTAAACTGCTATCCAGTTGTTTGATAAAATGTGGAGTTTCGCGATACAAATAGATCTGACTACAATACTTTGTGTGAAGTAAAGACAACATGATAAGATCTGCATCTAATCCGTATACTACTGTTGTCTGATCTGTATGATTATGATCACGAATATAACGGAACAATTTATGTTCTCCCTCCCCGGCTTCGTCTGTTAACGACAATTTTACGGTGTACTTTTGACCTTTCTGTTGAGTAAAAAAATGTTGAATGTATTTATTTAGGGACTTCATAAATTCTGTTCCTGGGGTAATTTGTGTGGTATCCCAACCACTTGAAGCCCCACTTAATTTATTGTTGATTTTCTTTAGAATGACGTTTTTAATTCTTCGTGTTCTTTGCTGTGACAATTTTGCAATTGGTGCAATTCCATCAAAAGCAATATATACCAAGTTTTGTGGTTGTAATTGTTCAATGTACAATAAGATTTTAGAGCATATTTTTTCATAAATGATTTCAAATTCTACATCGGTTGTGTCAAGTGAGTAAATAATATCGTAAATAATGGAGTTGCTGTCAATATACAAGTTTTGTATGACCGATTGAAGATTTGGTTTTTTAATGATGATATTGTGATTTTTGATAATGTGTGAAAAGTAACTAGGGATACCCATTAGATTATTATGTAGAAAGTGTTTAAACTATACTTCAATTATCTTTATTGACGAAATATGAAATATCGTTTAAAATAATTTCTCATATAATATAATTACCGATGTCTGAAAAATATGACGAAAATGTTTTAAGTAACGTATTAGTTGCGAAACTTACTTTGTACAAAACCATTGTTAAACGTAATTATAATGTGTTACAAGATAAAGTTTCTGACAATCTTATCAATAACGGAGATATGATTGCAATTCAAAATGAACTTGACGAAATTTTAAGTAATATATCTTTAGTCGAAAAGTCGCTGAAAAATGTTACTATTAATTACGACAGCTTAATCGAACGAGTTCAAGAAATTAACAACAAATTATCTTCACTTATCAAACAGAATGGAACAAAATATTTAGAAGATATGCTATTGATATGTTACGGGGAAGAATACATTACTACAAATATACGACAGGATGATGAACTTACTAAAAAATTACAATTGTTCAACGAATGTTCGCGCGTAATGAGTTACAAAATTGTTTCGTGGAACCTTCAAAACAGAAGCAATGGGGCCAAGAAGAAGAAAAATAATATATTAGAAGATGTCTACCTATCAGAGATATCAAATACATTAGATGTTCACAACGTTAACGGGGACGGGGCTAACAACTTTTTATGGAAATTATATGGGTTCAAATTGATCGTGCAGAATGAGGCGTTGAAACAGACAATTGTCGTGAGCTGTATGCTCCACAATATACCTCATAAATACTTGAGTAGTTCGTTTTTCCAGGAGCGAAAAAAGTATATTGAAGAACATACTCCTAGTGCCAAAGAGTATAATACTGAGTCTTATCGTACTTTCTTGAATTCTTTAACCACCAAAGAATTGTTGGTGTATAGTTGCGATGATATTTATGATTTGTACATGGGATATTTGACAAATATTCAAACAATGAAGGGGAAAATATTATCCAAACTGACGCGCGAGTTTATGAATTACGATTTATATGATCAACGATTAATGTTGGTCCAGTTATTGATGGATACAAGCGATAGTGAAGCTCAATATATAGCTTATTTGTTATATGATATGTTATCCACAAATAATGGTAAGACAGAAGGAGATAATTTAAGCCAAAGTCGCTTATACAATAGTTTTCCCCCGTGTATTCAGGTCAATTTCAAGCATGCTATGAAATCAACAATAGAATACACATCGAAATTGTTAGATATCGATCTTGAAGGAAAATTACCTCTTGAACAGAGAATTTGTTTAATGAAAGTGAATGATACTGTGAAAGAAAAGGCTATGTTGAAAGTAAAAGAACTTCGAGCAAAAAATGACGATTCTGGTTCTAAAGCAAGACATTATATCGAAGGACTATTGAAGATACCTTTCGGTATTTACAATAAGGAATATGTGCTAAATACGCTCGACAATATAAAAGAAAAGGTTTCTAAATGTAGTGTCGATTTGAGGAAGGAGATGGGACTACACGCCGTCGATGTTCAGAAATTTGAGATCATCAACGCGTGTAAAAAAATGAAAATCGAAACTAATCAATCATTTAATGTCAAGAAAGCGAGCAAAGATAATTTGAAGCAAATGTTGCAATCCTACAAAGATATCCACCAGGATGATCTTAAGGTAAGTTTTAAAACAATCAAGGGAGCCAAAGAACAGATTATGAAATTAATGGAGGACGAAACCATCAGGGATAGAATAAACAGTATAGTATCAAACAATATGAACAATGAGAAGGCAGATATATACGAAGAGTACAAAGATATTACAAATTATATGGCTGATGTTCATAATACCCTCGATAAAGCGGCCTATGGTCACGACGATGCCAAAAAACAAATAGAGAGAATTGTTGGACAGTGGATAACAGGTGAACAGACAGGATACTGTTTTGGATTTGAAGGACCTCCTGGTGTAGGAAAAACATCTCTGGCAAAGGAAGGAATCGCAAAATGCTTAAAAGATAAAGATGGCAATTCTAGACCTTTTGGGTTTATTGCCATGGGTGGCTCTTCTAATGGAAGCACTCTTGACGGACATAATTATACGTATGTGGGTTCCATGTGGGGGAAAATTGTGGATATCCTCATCGAGTCGAAATGCATGAACCCTGTTATTTTTATTGATGAGATTGATAAAGTGAGTAGAACTGAAGCAGGTAGAGAGATTATTGGCATTTTGACCCATTTAGTCGACCCTACACAGAATGATAAGTTCCAAGATAAATACTTTTCTGGAATCGATTTAGACTTATCAAAGGTTCTTTTTGTATTTTCATACAACGATGTAGGATTAATGGACTCTATTCTATTGGACAGAATACACAGGGTGAGATTTAAGCATCTGTCCGTAGACGAAAAAATTACTATTACGCGAAATTATGTATTACCTGAGTACGCAAAACGTATGGGGTACTCTAACTCTAACGATATTTTATCAATATCAGATGAAGTTATTAAATACGTGATTGACAATTACACCGCTGAAGCTGGCGTTAGAAAGCTCAAAGAAATTTTATTCGAAATCATATCTGAGATCAATTTGGAATTATTACAATTTAATGGAACTGAGTTACCTGTCATAATGACGAAGGACTTAATCAAAAATAAATACTTGGAAAAGCGCCATCCTATCACACCTAAGCTCATTCATAATAAACCTGTCTCAGGTATAATCAATGGGTTGTGGGCAAATGCACTTGGCAAAGGCGGTATTATTCAAATTGAGACCAAATTTGTATTGAGTGGAAGTATGTTGGATATGAAGTTAACTGGAATGCAAGGCGACGTTATGAAAGAAAGTATGGCAGTATCTAAGTCGCTTGCGTGGAGTTTGACACCACAGGAAAAGAAGGACGAGTTATTGAAAAAATTCGAGGCGACAAAATCGCAAGGAATTCATATTCACTGTCCCGAGGGAGCTGTTCCGAAAGACGGCCCATCTGCTGGAACAGCTATTACTACTTGCGTATATAGCTTACTAAATGATATTCCTATCCGTAATGATATCGCTATTACAGGTGAGATGAATTTGCAAGGGCAGGTGACTGCTATTGGTGGATTAGATTTGAAGATTTTAGGAGGAATTACAGCTGGAGTGAAGCTATTTTTATTCCCGAAGGAGAACGAAAGAGATTTCGAAGATTTTATGAAGGAATGGGGAGAGAAAGATATTGTCAAGGGCATTACCTTCCACTCTATTGAAACAATTGAAGAGGCACTATCATACTCGCTTGTAAAGTAAGTGTACATATAAAACGAATATAAATACAATTTAAAACTAGTTTACATATTCATATAATGGATGAATCTGGATATGTAAAATTAATTGAACATGTTCTTGAACATGGTACACGAGAAGAAACGAGGAATGGATTTACCATCTCTACATTTGGTGAAATGATGAAGTTTTCTTTGGCTGAAAATAAAATTCCGTTTCTGACTACAAAGAAGTTAGCTTGGAAAACCTGTCTGAAAGAACTTTTGTGGTTTATCCGAGGGTCTACTGATAATACAGAACTTGTTAAAGAAAATGTACATATTTGGACGGACAACGCTAACGAATATAAAGAGCGTATGTTCAAAAGAACTAGCAATATCCTTGACGAAGGAGACCTTGGTCCAGTTTATGGACATCAATGGAGATATTTTAATGCTCCGTATTCGAAGCCAAATAGCTCTTATGAAGGAAAAGGAATAGATCAGTTGAAAGAGGTAATAGAGACATTAAAGGATCCTTCAAAAAGAACGTCCCGGCGGATTATTATGTCTGCATGGAACCCGTGTCAAATACCGGATATGGCGTTGCCTCCGTGTCATGTACTTTGCCAATTTCATGTATCAAATGGAAATCGTTTACACGCTTGTCTATATCAACGAAGTGGAGATATAGGTTTAGGCGTTCCTTTCAATATTGCATCGTATGCATTACTGACACATATCATTGCAAAGATATGCGGATTAGAAGCATATGAGTTTACACATTTTCTAGGAAATGCACATGTATATGAAGAACACGTGGAGGCATTGCAAGGACAAATTAAAAACGAACCATTTCCGTTTCCAACTATTGAATTTACACGCGATATTACGGATATTGACGATGTTCGATTTGACGATATCAAAATAAATAATTATCTTCATCATAAGACAGTTCCTATGAAAATGAAAGTGTAATAAGAAACATTATAATATTTAATTTTGTCTAGTTATAACAAAGATGAACGTTCATTTTATGTATTTTATTGATAAATTAATTGTAGCATTCTTGTTTATTGCATCCTACTTTTATGAAGGCGAACGGACATATTTATTTCATTTGATTGGTACGTTATTGGTATATGTAATAGCAAATATGGTCAACATGGATGTATATGTAACTGCATCTGCATTTACTGCCGTCCTAGGAGGAGCTAATATATTTGAGTATGAACACGATGGGTGGTTTTATAAAACTATTTTAGGTACTGTGCTTTTTATATATGCATTTCAAATATGGAAACATAGACCAATATCGGTTTTGTTTCCTATGGCTGTAGGGGCTACCGTAGCGGCTGCGTATATATTTCTTTTATTACAATTGGGTTACGACCTGAAACAAAAAGATAAAACAATGCAGAAAAAAATAAAAGAACTCACAGAGGAAAAGGTATGTGTTGTCTATGAAAATGACAAAGATTTTGTAGGGTTTGTATAATTTTCCACTTTTAGTAAAAAATAATAAATTTATATATTAATGACGCGATTAACATATAAAAAGCCAAAGGGCTCGCATATATCCAAATCAATGTTTAGAAAGACGCGATCGAAGAGACAGCGAGGTGGAAATCATCATACTAAACTCGCCATCATGCTTATAACCAGTCATGGTAATTTAGATGCTATCGAGGAACAGTATGAGCACGATGAAGATATTAATGTTTACAAGATTAATGCCACTACACCCGGAGTGTGTAATTTCATACTTGACGATGAGTTACTAAATATGGGTAAATCAATAAGTGATATTGTAAAAGAGAGAAAGACTGGCTGGCTCAATAACGGCATGCTGAATTCATCGCATCAAATAGATTTGGATTTTAAATCCCCTGCAATCGGTCAGCAACAAATATCTTACCTTGCAAAGACACTACGTACTTATTTGAAAACTAGAGATCCGATTCATAAAGAAGCATCCAAAGCGAAAGCCTTAAGATTGGCGAAGAAAACGGTACCAAAATCCGAATATTTTATAGAAGGTGATGATGATCCTGACATTGAAATTTACAATGAACAAATTGACAAAGGTTACAATATGCATGTTTGGAAAAAAGGACAATCTTATCTGAATAAAACATATACTATTATTCCTGAAGAACGTATTGAAACTGGTGATAATCCATACAATAATACAGTTCTACTATTAGGAGAAGCAGGTATGCCCGAATTAGATCTTGTTAATATGCCATATGGTTTGAGAAGTCACAAAGAGAAGGATAACGCACAATTTTCATTGAGCGAAATATTTAAAAAATTAACTAACATGGGTTACACAGATACAATTATCATCGATTTATCGTGCGCTGCTGGATGGGACGAAAGGCACCGTAGGAGATTGATGTTAGCAACAAAAAAAGGAGATGTTGTCAAATATGGAGGTAAAGGTAAAATGGAAAAGCGCACAATTAGAAAACTCCGAAAAACTAAAAAAACTAGAAAAACAAACAAAACTAAAAAAACTAAGAAACAAAAGGGTGGAAGTTCTACTGTAATAACAGGTGGTAAATTTGTACCATCTAGAAATATTAAAAATGACAAATGTAGTATATGTCAAGATGATTTACAAAGTTCAGAAGTAATAATTGATAAAGGAATTGTATATGAACTTACGTGTGGTCATCAATTCCATAGTAATTGTTTAAATGAATGGTGTGCTATAAATACTAAAAAGGCTAAAGCAGAGTATAAACAATATAATGAAAAAGAATATCTTAGACCATCTGCCAATTTTAAATGTCCTGTATGCAATCAAACAACACTTAATGAAGAAAATGATTGTACAGCTTTGGATGCATATGAAGATGATTATATACACAACCAATATAAAAGTGAAGAATATAAAGGAATAAAACCCCAAAAAAAAAATTGTAAAATAACCTGAATAATAGTATGATATAATCATAACATATTGTGTATGTCATGATTGGAAAATATTCATCAATATTTTTTGTACTCTTGTAACCATTTATAGTACATTCGTTTTCGATCATTATATTTCTTTTCATTATGTGCAAGTTTTACAGGCGGTAACATTTTATTTGGAACCGAAGGTAACTTTCCAGTAAAGTGTGAAGATTTGTTCACAGGTGCCGGTCTAGCAATAGGTATATTTCGTATCTTCTTTATTGGAGTTATTTTTTCCAGAACGACAGATTTCTGTAGTGGCTGTAGGGGCCGTTCTAAACTATACTTGTTTATAACACGAGATTCAGCAAGTGGCTTGAGTGATACGTTCAACTTCTCCCTTCTTTTTCTATTACTGTTATTGATATGAATACTATTGATCACATCATTCCAATCAATGTTTCGATCCTTTATATCATTACATTCTTCACTCATTCTACGATGAAAACTTTGATGAAACGCTCCTAGATGAGTTATCTTGCATTTAAGGGCAGCCTGTTTGAAAGATGTATTCGATATGATATCTTGAACAGTTGGTCGCGAGTTCACATTTCGTTGGAGAAGATAATTCACCATCTCAATTAGATCATTCGAGTATCCGCAATTTTTTGCGATGTGAAAATGTCCATGCATAATTTTATGCTTCAGTCCTTTCATATTATTCGATTGAAATGGAACCTGCAGTGTCATTAGTTCATATAAAATACACCCAAGAGCCCAAATATCTACTTTTTTTCCGTACTTTAAATTCCCAAACATTTCGGGACTGATATAGTACGGTGTACCAATAATAGTCTTTGAGTGAGATCTTTCTTGTAAAAATTTTGATACACCAAAATCTGCCAACCATACAGCATTCCCCTTGTGGAGAAGAATGTTTGCTGGTTTCAAATCTCGGTGAATAATATTATGATCATGTAGATATTTTACTCCAAAGCAACATTGGATAAAGACGATCCAAATAACCTTTTCCGATATTTTCTTGTTACTACGTCTATGTTTGTCAATGTAGTGATTTAAGTCTCCAAAAGAAGCGTATTCTACAACGATATTTATCTTACTTGAAGCGTAAAAGATTTCCTCGCACTTCAAGAGAAATGGACAATCATGGAAACATAAAATTTTTAATTCAGTAATGATATTCATGATATCTCCTTTTGTATTTAATCTACTCGTTCCCATTTGCTTCATCGCAAATATTTTATTATTAGTGTTCTTTTTTACTTTGTAAACAGTTCCAAAGGATCCTTTTCCCAATAACTGTAAATTGCTATAATTCATCATTTGATTATTATAGACGGAGAAAAAAGTTGAATTTTAATTTGCCAAAAAATTACATGCCACGTTTTTTACATGCCACGTTTTATGTATGCCACGTTTTTTACATGCCACGTTTTTGTATGCCACGTTTATGTATGCCACGTTTTTTACATGCCACGTTTTATGTATGCCACGTTTTTT